GTGGATTCCATGACCTAGATACAAAAAAGTTTAGTTCTCCTTTTTTATCAAAAGATGGAACAATAATTCTACCCGCATATTCACCATCTAAACATAGACCAATCTGATACTTCTCAATAATCTCATCGGTGATTCCTCTTTTTTTCAAATAATTAAAGGCCTCTTTTCTTGGAATATGAAGTGGGTGTATTTCATCAAACATTTTATATTCTTTTGGTAATTCAAGTTTTTTGTAAACTTTTTCTTTTTTTTCAAACTCATCAGGTCTAATTAACTTGTATATTTTCTTGTCTTTTTTTGAACCAAACTTATCTATAAGTTTTCCTAAGTGCCCGTGGGTTCCGTGTGTCTCAGCACACCCCCAACACTTGTAAACGTGTTGTTGATAATTAATCTCAAGGTTTCCTTTTCCGTCTAACTTATCAAGACCTTTAATTGTATATGAACACACAGGGCAATCAACCGAGATTTGACCTCTTAGTTCATTTACTGATTTTGGTTCCCCAAAAATATTACCAATAAGGTCTATGATTAACTCTTCTGCTTCCACATATAAAATATAATAATTTTATGTGGATTGTCAATTAACAAAAAACCCACCTTTGTGGGGTGGGTTTCAATATTTAAATATTTTTTTATCTATAGAAAGACAAATTTTGACGACAATACAACTGATATTTTTCTTTTTTTCCGTCAGTAATTACCGCAATTATTCCTTCAAATTCGACTAAACCTTCTTCGTTCACTTTTTTTAGTGAAGTTGCACCCCTTTCTAATTTTTGTTTTGCTCTTAACTCAAATGTTTCACCAGGTTTTACGGTAAAAGGAACTTGTTTATCAATCATCATGTTGCTATTCATAGGAATAATTCTTTTTATTGTAATTGGTGCACTTCCAGAATTTTTAATACCTCTAAATATAAATTCAATTTCCTGTCCAAATCTAACATTAGCGTCAGGGTTTCTTACCACCAATGTTCCTGTTAAAGGTCCTCCCATCCCTTTAGATGTTGCTGGGTTAGGCATCCCAATTGGTCCTTCTTGCTCATTAATAAATCTACGTCTAATATGTGATTCATTCATCCCCCCTCTATCAGGTCGAATTTTATCTGCAATATCTTGAAAGTTTTTAATAAATAAAGTAGCTAAAGTTGCAAAAGTAACAAGACCACCTGCGTTCATAATTTTGTCTGACTTTTTGGTTCTTCTTACTTCTCTTTTAATTTTTCTTCCTGTTCTTCTAAACCATTGAACTAATTTTTTTAACCATTTTGGTTTTCTTTTTGATAATTCTATAATGTAGTTTTCAGCATCTTCTTCTGTCATATCTGCAAATAAATTATCTACACACCTTTCCATTGCCATATCATCGTTTTCGTCACAATTTTCTATAGCAACTTCAGCTTGCATATTTGTATTTTCATTAACAATTCTTCTAACAAGTCTTGTTAAATCTGATTCCGTTAGTCTTACTATTCTTTTCATAATTATTTTTTTTTACTTATTTCACTATAAATACTTTACAAATACAAAAAAAAAATAATTTACTACCAAATTTTTTCTTGTTTCATATAACCAAGAACACAAGTGTATGAATCTGCCATATCAAAACATTCTTTTTTTAAGGTATTGTTTTTGGTATAGTGCCAAGTAATTTGCGGTTCTTTTTCTGATACTTTTTTCCAAATAATTTCTTTTTTGTCAACGTCTTTAGGTAATCCCCCAAATAATACAAACTTTTCTTTTTCATTTTTTTGAACTAATTCAGGCCAAGCATACTTTCTTGAGTTATATGTGGATATATAATCTGGAACAATACCTAATATGTCATAAATAGATTTTGTAATCATTGAATTATATCTCAATAACGTTCCTACTGTCCAAACATTATTTGAATTTAATAGTGGTTCTTCTATTACAACTTTTGTAATTCCCAAATTTTTATATCCATCAAGTTTTAACTCAAAGGCGTCTACTTTCAATAATAGTTCTTCAATTTTATTTTCAACTTTTGGTTTAATTATTGGTGAAAAGTGTGTTAATTCTAATAATTCTTGTGATTTGATGTCAAATAATGCCCACCCGATAGTTCTAGTTGACACATCTAAACCTAAAACTTTAGGGTTATTTTTTAATTTATTATTACTCATTTTTTTTTAAAAATCATACTTAATTGGATACTGTTGAACGCCTTGTCTTTTTTCGGGTGATTGTATCTTAGATATAACCATAAGTTCTTTATTTGCGTTGTAAAGCGCAACTTCTGTGACATAAGGTGGTGTTGTTCCGTCCCATGTTGGGTTTGATGAATCAAAAAATTGCGTTTGCCCCAAATTACATAAGAAATTCATGACATATATTGTTGCTTGAATATCAGTTTCTATTGCCCCAAAAAAGAAAAACTCACCCCCAAAATTTAAAGTTATACCAGTCTGATTTAATACAGGTAGACTTATATAATCATTTAAATCATATATTGGTGCCGTATCATACATGTTTTTTGTCAACTGAATTGTTGTTCCAGTTAAACCTGATATATTTAAATACCCCCCAACCGTGGTTGCAGAAAGTTGTGACAATATGTCAATTTCTCTCCATTGTGTTACATCAGGTCTTGTTGTTGCACTTGATACTTTTTGAGCCAATAATTTTATATCGGTGGCTGTAAATCCTGATGGTAGTCCTGAAACAGGAACATTTAAAAATGGAAACTCATTTCCAAACCTTACAAGAATATCAGATGCTCCTGGTAATAAACTTTGGTCGTTTCCTGTTATAGTCTGATAGTAATTACAATGTAATGAATTTGTAAATGCTGAGTTATTTAATCTATATGTTAAAAATAAAGTTTCAGTATCACCTGTCAATAATCCTTGTGTCCCACCTAATACACCACTAAATGTATTTGGTGTTACAAGACCTAATTTTGGTGCCGGTAGAGTCCAAGTTCTATTTGATTTGTAATTTAATGCCGCAACTATTTCATCATCATCAAATACAATTATTTTTAAATCAGGAAAAACTTTACCAATTCTATTTGGAAAACCATTTGTGTTTGCGTGTGTGTCCCAAAGATGATAATATCTTAATCCAGGAGCGTTAAAGTTGATACTCTTTTTTGATTCAATATAATGTGGTTTAAATAAATTAAGGTTTGTAAATCCTGAAGGGTCTATATAAAATACTTCTCCGACAGTTGCGTTAGGGTTTTTATGCCACATTAACCAAGGAATAGATAATTTAAAATTTCTAGCCTGACCTGTATTTCCCGGATTTAAACTATCAAAATTTTGTATAGCAAACTTTTCGCCATAATAGTTGTCTACTGCTTGATTTGTGTAATGAACAATTGCAATAGCCTTTTGGTCTGATGGTTTTACAGTTATTTTTTCTGAAAATGAATTATAAAAATACACAGAATCAGTATCTGTTTGGCCGCTATTTGAATAATATCCTAAATATTCTTTACTACCTGTATATCCTGTTGATTGAAAATAATTGAAATCTTGATTTACGGTGTTAAAAATACCAGCCGGTGATTCAGTCCATGGTATATTCATGTTCCATACTTTAACATCTTTTTGTGAAACGTCACAATTTGTTTCAAAATTAAAAACGTTTGGATTCCAATACGGTTCAGGTGTAAATGAATCATAAATGACAGTCATACCTGATGGATAAAAAATAACTTTGGAGTCTCCAGTATACCCCATACCACTAAAGTTTGGTAATTGTCTATCAACTTGTACGGTTACTGTTGTGGCCGTAGAAGTATCACCTGTGACACCTACCACAACATAACTAAATATTGGTGATGCTCCTGTAAATGGTTGTATATTATTTGTACCAAATAAAAACAAAAACATTCCGTTTGTTACTGTACCTGAAACTGTTGGGTCTAAACTTGAATATGTAAGTGTTAAAACATTACCTGAAGTTACGCCTGTGTTAGAGACGGTAAAATTTGGATTTATAGTATACGCCGATGAAGTATATGCACTAAATACAACAGGAGTTCCTGTATAACCTGTAAAAAACCCTCTTGGTGCCGCGCTATTAAAAACATTATCAATATATGAAGCGTCAAAAGGAACGCCTAATGTACTTCCTGATGTTGAGTCCACAAATAAAGGATATTTTACTTGCATTCTATTTTTTTCAGGAATTGGAGCTAAATTTTGAGAGTTATATTGTGGCATCAAAACATTTAATTGGACATAGTCCTTATTACTTGTACAATTATAGCAAACTTCACTATCCCCAACTTCAAAATAAGCAATATCAAATTTACCTTGTGATATTTTTTTTCTAGCCGCGTCGGTTATTATGGTGTTTATTAACGCTGAGGTATTTTTGATTATGTATGACATATTTTATAAATATATTTTTTATAAATTTATTTTAAGATAGACCTATTTTTTGTAAAGGCATATATTTTGGTGTTCCGTTAACACTTATACCACTACATGTTGATGGGGTTATTGATACATTGGTTATTGTTAGTGTATCTAATATATATCCTTCTAATTGACATCCTCTTAATTCGGCTTTTGGGGTATTAATAAATTGAGTAATAGTACCATTTATTATTCCGCCACTTGATATTGTTGCAGTATATGTGTTTGTATACGAACTATAATTAATATATGAACCAACGCATGAAGGTCTTGATTGTCCTGTAGTTGTCACAATTGAATTTGTTGGTGTGCTTAATGTTGCATTCCCTGATGTTGTTGCAGAAATAGAATTAGTGATTACTGGCACATCAGTTGAAAATGTTTTTCCAGTCATTCCAACAGACGTATTAATTGTAAAGTTCACTGTTTTTCCTGCCGGTAATGTTGGTGTAACATTTAACTGATAGTACCAAGTTTTAGTAGTTGTAGTACCAACATTTACTTCATTAGCCAAAGGAGTCAAACTTAAATTAAGGGTATAATTTGTGTATGCGTTTTGAGGCGTTAAAGTTATTGACTGTGAAACAACTGTATTATTAGTATCTTTTATGTAAATTGTATAGTTGCCGGCACCTAAACCTAAAAATGTACTTGACATTTGATAGTTAACACCGTTAATTGAATAAGTGTAAGACGGTACACCACCATTACCTGTCACGTTAATTACACCATTATTTGTATCTGTGCAAGTTGGGTTTGTTGGTATTAGTGATAATGTTAGAGGTGGTGTCGTACAAACTCCTGTTGACACAACTACAGTTCCTTGATAGGTGCCAAGTAATGACCAATTACCTGTAGGAGGTGTTGTTGGTTGTAATAATGCTGGTACTCCAGCGTTAGTCCATCCACTAACTTCCCATCTTGTATTTCCTGTGCTATAAAATATATTGTAAGTTGAACTTGTCCATGATGGATATCCATTGATAGTTGAGCCGCTAGATAGTGTTGTTAAAAAAGTACCAAAATAAGAAGGAGTATATTCTAAACATAAATTTTGTGGATATACAGGTGTTGGTGTTGGTGGAGGTAAACAATCTAAACAAGTGTTAAATGGGCCTGTAGATATTACTGCAAAATTATTAACATAAGTTTGTCCAGTATATAATGTTTGACCACTATGAGTCCAACATCCAACTTGACTTGTTAAAGTGTAAACTTTACCATCAACGAATTTTGAAGGTAAATCTGCAACATAATAAACAAAAGTTCCTGAATTTTCACAGTCTTCAAATTGTTCCAAATAGAAACTATCATAATCTACCGAACAAGTTGTTTGACCTGTAAAATCACCATAATAATCTATAACAGTTGCCGTATATTTGCCAGGCAGTAAATTAGTAAGTAAAGAACCTTGGGCACCATTGCTCCAGTTTATAGTATATGGAGATGTTCCTCCTGTTACATATAAGGTTATTAACCCATTAGTTGATTCTGGTGTTGACGCATTAATGCTTTCACAATCTAAACCTAATGGTAGAAGTGTTATTATATTACAACTATTTCCACTTAATAACCCCATATTACCAAGTTGCCCCGCTTAATCTTTTCCAACCTAATGTATCTCTATAATACAAATAAGATGAATCGTAAGTTATTTGTCCTACTTCACCTGTTGGGTCTGTTGTTCCTGTTGGTGTGAAACTTGTTTTAATTACAAAATTAGGAACGTAGACAGTTTCAGATTGAGTACCTGAAATTGACATTCCACCTAAAATGACAGAATGGTCAGTTAGTAAAATAGAATTTTCACTTGAAATTATTGAAGAATTGTAATAAGTAACTAAATTATTAATCCCTCCTATTATTGCAGAATTATACACCGGGTCTGATGGTGTTGCTCCTGATATAGAATTACTATTTCCACCAATTATTGTTGAATTTTCAGTGGTTCCCGATTCAATAAAATTGCCTATTCCTCCTAAAATAGACCCATTTTCATTTTTTAATGTGCTAGATTTTGAATAAATAAAAGAAAATTCACCTAAAGATAAATTTCCAGACCCACCAACAAATGATGTTCCACTATAAGAAATATTTGACCCACCACAAACTAAACTATTAGCACCATAAATTAGATTACTATCTCCAAAAACTATTGAACTTGTACCATAGTTTTGGTTTGTCGCGCCAAATGCGGATGCGTTTATTGCGTCAACAATATTTCCTTTATTTGCGACAAAAGACCTTGTACCTAACGCCTTGTTATTTTGACCACTAACAAAGGACGTTTCTCCCCATGCTTGATTTCCAAATCCAAATACAAATGAATTTTTTGAAAAAGTATGTGACAATTCTCCACAGGCTAATGAATTTTTACCGATAGCATTTGTTAATAAACCCTTTGTAGATGCGTAAATTCCTCCAGCTGTTTTATTTCCTCCCCAAGATGTTGGATTCAGTTGAGTGTCCCCAACATAACAACTTGATGATGTGCTAATTGATGTGTCCGTAAGATAAATAATTGTTTGACCTCCAATAAAAGAAGAAGCCGACACTTCACCTTTACTTTCTTGTAATATACCTCCAAAATTAATGTCATTTATGTATATCGTTCCGCTGCTTCCAAAATTGGCACTAACATCACCGTAAGAACTGTCTAAATATACAACACCAAAGGTTAATCCTGTGGCTAAATATAATGTATTAGCCCCTGTTCTTGTATTAGCCCCTTCAGAATGTGAGAATTCACCAAAAGACCTAGTTGCAAAACCTTCTGCGTGAGATGTAGAACCCGATGCAATAGTATCCGAACCTTCAGCGTGACTGTAATCACTTAAAGCTTTAACATTATCACCAAAAGCAAAACTTAATATTGACTGAGCGTCTGAACCTACTGATTGAACTCTATTGTGTACTGTTATTTCATCTAAACAAGCGTGAATATTATTTGTATAAAAACTTGTAATGCAACTACCTGAACCTCCTGTAAATGGTGTTGTTAGTCCTGAAACAGTAAATGTTCCTCCTGTTGAATTTGTAAAAGTTATTGTTCCTCCTGAAGATATTGCGGTACCACCAGTTAAATAAACATCAGGAGCCCCACCAAATAAAGGAACTAACTGACTAAGAGTTGCTTTATATGAAGAACCGCTTGGGCTTTGAGTTGTATCTCCTGTTATTACAATGTGTATAAGGTCATTAAGTGATGCTCCTGTTGCTAATGTCCTTGATGTTAAAGTTGCCATTTTTTTATTTTATATATATATGTAAGTTTATTGAAAGTTATATGGTATTCCATCTTGAAATTCAAAACATATTAGGTCTTCGAACTGTTTATAAGTACATAAACTATCAGAACAGAACTCACAACCATTATTGTCTATTATTTTAATAACATAAGTATCCGTAGATTCAAAGGAAACAGGTAATGTAAAAGAATATGGAACTGAAGAAATTGTATCAATATATTGACAAGTTCCGTATATTCCACATTCATCACAAACCCAAATATCGTATGGACTTGTTCCTGAAACTATTGTATTTAATGTTACTGTTGTTGGCATAATATTAACACACTCCGTTTACTGTGCAAAATTCTGTAAGAACTCCACTATTATTTACACTATAAATTTTATTTCCGTATCTAATATAATCAACAGTTACAGGAAATAATAAAGACGAATTATTATAAATAGTAACTCCCGTTTGAATTTGATTTACTGATGGATGGGTATAAAATATTACTTGTAATCCAAAATTAGTAAGTTGACAACCGGGGCAATTTACCGAATACGCACCACTACCATACCATTCGTTAAATGTGCCAACTAATGGTTCAACTTGTAGACATTCTGTGCAATCTACATAAGTGGTTGCGGTAGTAGCAGTAAATCTATTTTCATTTACCACAATATAACCTGAAGGTGGAACATAATTTATGAAGTATCCTACATAATTATAACAATTTCCAGAATAATCTCTAATTACTTCTCCTAAATTTAAATTAGTTGGTGGGGTTGCCGTTTGTGTAATCATTGATGTTGTTGTACAAGATGTGAATATAAAGTAAGTTCCAGGAGCATAAGTAGGTGTCGGTGTTGGTGTTGGTGTAGGTGTCGGTGTAGGCGTTGGCGTTGGCGTTGGAGTCGGTGTAGGTGTAGGGCAAATTGTACAATCGGTGTAAGCCGAAATCACTAACTTAACTGTTGCGTTTGGACTTGCTGTTGTATCTTGTATATATGTTGCACATTTTAATTGGTCATTGATGACTCCTAAGAATGTTTGTCCCGTAGTTATTGGTGTGCCTGATATTTCCAAAGGTCCTGAAATATAATAAGAAACCTTTTCGTTGCAATCTCTTAATTCTTTAACTCTGAAACATGTAAAGTTTCCATCATCTATTGTAAATGTTACAGTTTCGCCAGTTAAGTTAATTGTTGGGGTCGGAGTTGGTGTTGGCGTTGGTGTAGGTGTTGGAGTTGGAGTTGACGCACTAACAGTAATATCTACGGTAAAGGCACTACATATGTTAGGTGTTGGCGTTGGTGTTGGTGTTGGTGTTGGCGTAGGGGTCGGAGTCGGAGTTGGTGTGGGAGTTGGGCTCACACACTCAACATCATAAGAAAAATCAAAGTCATCACAAAACGGAGTAGGTGTCGGTGTTGGGTCACAGTAACCTTGATAAAATAAATCAGTATATAAATTGGGGCAGACGGATGTTGTAGGGTCTTGTCCGTAGAAAAAACAATTTGTGCCAGGTGCGGTTCCCAAGCACCATTTTGTAAGTCCTTTATAAATGTATCCAGGTTGTGTTCCTCCTGTGAAAAAAGGAAATCCATTATATCCACCGGCCACAATATATGTACCATTATAAGATGAATATTGACTATCATTTATAATAACACAATATTCGTTAGGGCAACATTCACCTGTTGAGCAACTTGGAGCAGTGCATCCTGTTTGCAAAACAAATGTTCCATTTGGAACAAAACTTGTTGCTGTAAATCCAGATGTGAAAGCCGATACAATCGTATAACAACCATTTAAAACAGTCGTATCATAAGAAACATAATAGACAGAAGTTACTGCTGAAGTTCCAGCGGACCAATTGGTTTCTTCTGTATAATATTGTAAACCGGGGTAACAACAACTTTCAAAAAGTATATTTGCCATTAAATTTTATTTTTATATAAATAACCCAAAGTTTTTTTTTGCATTTAAAACTCCAAATTTATTTCTTCAGGTTTATAATTGTAATAATGTTTATACGCATGAATAAATGCAACATCTTCTTGTTCTTCCATAGGGACTGACCATCCTGTTTTATCCCACCAATTTCCTATGTTTTTGTTGTCGTACTGTGTCCAATCGTCCCATGGTCCCGAAGTAAATCCAAAAAATTGAAATAAAAATGAAAGAGTTGCGTCACACCATTCTTCAGGTCTTGTGTCTAATTTATATATTTCGTCCCATGGTACTTCATCTAATCTATTGTATATTTCTATGAACTTTTTTCTATTGAAAATTGCGCCGCCGCAAGCTCCATAATTTTCTAAAGAGCCTAATTCACTCCAAACATGTCTTGAGTCGTCTTTGACATTAAATTTATTTTTTAGATATTCATATAATTCTTTTGTGTAATAAGGACCATATGCTCCTGATATATCAAACTTTGGTGGTCTTGTTATTTCAGATTTACACCAAACATCGTCCTCATAATGAATAACCCATTCAACATTTTTAAGTGTTGTTAGACAAGCCTCATATATTCTTGTTAACCAAAGATATAGTCCATCTTTATCAACAAATACTCTGCCCGACGTTGAGTTGTTTATACCTTGTTGTTGTATCCACTTATAATCACAATTAAATTTTTTTGCTACAGGTTCTAGTAATTCTGAACCATCTTCGAATAAAGAAATTGGTGCGTTTGGGTAAAATTTTCTAAACTGTTCGATTGCTTTATAACATGCAACTAATTTATGACCCGATTGGTAAAAAACACCTATATTCATATTTCACCAGTGATTTGTTTAACCCAACCATTTTGTTTATGATGTAACCAAATTGACCAACTTTTTGTTTTTTCATCAACCAAGAATGTTCTTTTTATATTTACGTAATCACTTTTTACTTCATATAATTCTTTAATTTCATCACTATTTGCATCTTGTCTATAAATTTCATTTCCTAAATCATTCAAAAATGAAATTGCCCAAAAATCATAATCATCTTCAGGAGCTTCCAATCTTGGGAAAATTATATTATATGTGAACATAAAACTTTCTTTTTTATGCCAATCGGTTTCATCGTTAACTGGTGGATTTTCACCTTTTAATGTTTTGGGGTGTAATTTTCTATCTAAAAAATTAATTCCTGCGTACAACTCATAATCACGATGAGTTCTAACATTACCTAATCCATATTCTCCCAAGTTAATTCCATGGTCTTCTTCTTGTAACATATGTCTAATTCTTATTTTAGCTTTAGTGTCCATTTCCCACCATTGTTCTTCAACCACACCATTTTTTTTATTTTCTTCGTTAAAATCAGTCCAATGTTTTGTTTTGTAAGCTCTTGTGTATTCATGCCAAACAACTGTTTTATGTGGGTGAAATAAATCATAACCTAATGTAAATGACCTAATGGATAAACTTATTTCATCACCAGCGAAGTAAATGTTGGGGTCGTACTTATATTCTTCACAATGTTTTCCAATCGTAAAGAAAAAGTGACCACTAACAAATCTTGCAGGAATCGGTTTATCTAACTCTTTCCAATTTGGGATTTCATTTGGTTTAAACAAAATTGTACCTCCAGGTGTAAAATTGTATGCAACCATTTTATATGGTTCAATATTTAATAATTTATTAGTTTTAGGTTCATACATGCCAGCATATGCAGTAATAATTGGTTTTTTTGAACCTGTCATCTTCATCATCTCTATCAACTCAACATCCCAATCTTGTAAAAATCTATGATGTGAATCTAATTGTAATGTGTATTCTTCACCTTCCCATAATTTTTGTATTTCTGAACGAGCCCAACATAATCCTTTACTTTTTGTCCAATGATAATCTAATATTTTGAATCTTGGGTCATTTGCAAATTCTTCCATAGATTCATTTTCATCTCGTTGCCAACAAATACCAAAGGTTAAATTCTCAGGATGTTTTGCTTTTGAAATGCAATCTCTTATTGTTGGTAATAGTTCAGGGTCTCTATAAGACGCAATTTGAACAAATATTTTCATAATAAAAAATTATATAAATTACCCAAAAAGTTAATAGAAAAATTAAAATACTTTATTCATGCATAACAATTTTGTATAGGTAGAATTAGCCGTATTAGTAATATATAATTAAACCCTTATATTTAAGGGTAAAAAATTGTTGTTAGTAAAGAAAGGTTCTATTTCAATAATTCGATTATGGATTAAATCAACCAAACTTTACACTGTGTACGTGGGTATGGGCGGAATAAAAGCTATACCCTGTACCAAAACCGCCAAACTGTGTTGGTACGACGGTTGTTCCTGAAGAGCCGCTAGTCCCATTTGTACCACTACTACCACTTGTACCATTTGTGCCTGAAGAACCACTAGTCCCATTTGTACCACTACTACCACTGGTCCCATTTGTACCCGATGTACCATTTGTTCCACTACTTCCTGACGTACCGTTAGTACCACTAGTTCCATTTGTTCCTGAACTACCTGATGTTCCATTTGTTCCCGAAGAGCCTGAGGTTCCGTTAGTACCACTACTTCCTGACGTACCATTCGTACCACTTGTGCCGCTTGAACCAGAAGAACCACTTGTACCATTAGTGCCAGATGTTCCTGAACTTCCGCTAGCCCCTGAAGTTCCGTTTGTGCCGGATGTTCCATTAGTTCCGGACGTACCATTTGTTCCGGACGTACCATTTGTTCCGGACGTACCATTTGTTCCAGATGTACCATTCGTACCACTTGTGCCGCTTGAACCAGAAGAACCACTTGTACCATTAGTGCCAGATGTTCCTGAACTTCCGCTAGCCCCTGAAGTTCCGTTTGTGCCGGATGTTCCATTAGTTCCGGACGTACCATTTGTTCCAGATGTACCATTTGTTCCAGATGTACCATTGGTTCCGCTCGAACCCGAAGAACCATTAGTACCATTAGAACCAGATGTTCCATTTGTTCCTGATGTACCGTTTGTTCCAGAAATAGATGATGTTATCGCACTAAACGGTACTGCTTCGGTTCTACCTGTTGAAATTGGATTATAATTTACAATCACCAATAATGAGTTAGGATAACCTGTAGTAGCTGCGGGTAAGGATGATATTGGTAAATCTGGCATGGTCTTTTATATATAAATATTATTTAAGTTATTTTGATTCTAAACCCGTCTTCTTGTAATATATAAAAACCGTCTTCTTGCAACAGATAACTTCCGCAATCTAATTCTAATTCGCGAATACACCCATTGGCATCAATAATTTTTATATAAACAATATCTTCATTTGGAAAAAATAAATCCGAATCTATGACTACACTTGGTGGTATTGAAGTGACACCTGAAACATAAAAACAATAGGTATTTGATGAGTCACAAATGAAAACATCATAAGGACTTAAACCACTGGTCACACCTGTTATTTGTATATTCATATATTAACAATTTATTTCATGAAAAGTTTCACAACCATTATTATCAATCGCTTTTATTATTAAGGTATTCGCCGCAGAATAAAAAGCCGATAAAACATAAACAATAGGTGTTGTGCCAAGTAAGGAACAATTATTTCCGTTTTCATCACAAACGTAATAACTAACTGGTGGTGTTCCCCCTGTAAAACCTGTTATGTCGACTGAATATGGCATCTATGTATAACAAGTTACGTCATAGTCTATTGTTAATTCTAATGTGAAATTAGCGTCGGCCAATGGGTCAGTATCACCCTCACAATTTGATTCAATGTGAATTGTATTGTCTGTCAAACTTAAAGAATAAGAGCTTATATCTACAATTCCGCTCAATATGCCTTCTATTGTTGACTGCCAAAGAGTGTCTTGTGGAACATCATTTAATGTTGTTGCGGTATAAAATGTTTGAGTAAATGCACTTCCATTAATATTCATTTCAAGTATAAATTCTGCGGTATTTAAACTACAACCTGTATACCCACTTGTTACATCAGTATACCCTTCATTTAACATTTGTAAAAATCCACGTTTAGCCCCGACCGTTGTTGAAAATTGATTTTCACACAATTCAACAACAGAATATGTTGTCACGTTATTTCCTAAACATGTAATTATAAAATCAATAGTTTGGGAACATCCGCTACTATCTATTACTTGAACAGAATATGTACCAGCCGTTAATCCAGAAATGGTTGACCCTGTTTGCCCTGATGGGATATTATTTGACCAATTATAACTGAATGTTGGTTCTCCATCATATATCAATACTTCTGCGGTTCCGTTTTGACCATTATAACATTGTGTTGTTGACATTGAACATAATAAACTACCTCCCGTTGATATTGTTGCCCGTTCATCAATTTGACATCCGTCTGCATCAACAACTGTTATGGTATAACTACCGGCCGCTAAATTGTTGAAGGTATACGAAGATAGTGGTGTATTTAAAATAGATTGACCATCACTTAGTATATAATCTAAAGGTGATGTATAACCCGTACCTACTTCTATTTGTAAAATACCGTTAGTTTGTGAGCATGTTGAACCTGTTGTTGTGGCACTTATTTGAAACTTATCAGTTGATGCTAAAATAACTGTTGTAGTGTATTGACAATCTGTACCTGTAGCTGAAATTATTAAATCATAAGTATCATTTGTTAATCCTGAAAACGAGCTAGTTAGGCTTTGAGTTGTGTTTGTATATACTAAACCGTTTGTTTGTCCAGAAAGTATATAACTATAAACGTTGTTTGAACCTAAAAGTGAAACATTCAACGAACCAAGTTGTTGACTACAATTTGAATTATAGACTACTGTGTTTACATCAAAAAATGAGTTTGGCGCATTAATAAAAGCGCTTATATTTTGTTTACAAAAATTTGCGTCAGTTATTTCTAAATTATAATTACCACTAGCTAAATTAGATAAAGTCAAAGTATTAGAAAGAGTATACCCTACTTGTGAGGTACTAGCCGAATAATAATAAGGCACACTACCTCCTGTAATTGTAAATGTAATACTACCATCCGAGGAAAAACACGTAGGATTTACTGAAGTTGTAATACCTAAACCAAGAGGGTCTGCTTGTACAATATTATCACTTTTTGTAATTACACATCCATTTCCGTCAGTTACCGTACAACTATAAGTCCCTAAAGTCAAACCTGTAATGGTTTGACCCGTTTGACCGTTATTCCAAAGATATGTATAAGGTGGTGTTCCTGTCAATCCAGTAATTGATAATTTTCCTTGATTGATTACACATGTTGAAGTATTAACTTTCCAAAAACCAAAATCTAAGTTTGATGATGAGTTTACTATTGCGTTAGATGTGGTTGCGGTAGATAAGCCATAATCTACAATTTTAACAAAATAAGTATCTGCTGACAAATTAGTAAAAGTGTACGGAAACAAAGTTGTTGTTTGTGATTGTATTGTTCCTCCGGTAGTTGATAGTAATAAAGTATATGGCGGCATTTGAGAATCAGCACTTACCGTTAAAGTTCCATTATTTTGCCCGCATGTAGTTGGTGTTACGTTTATAATATCAGTATAAAAACAACCTGTTATGATAACGTTTATATATAATTCGTTATTTTCAAACCCCTGAGAATCGTTCAATCTAAACACATAGGTATCTGCCGTCAATCCTGAAAATGTTATTGGACTTGATGATGTTTGAGCGCTTATCCCACCAGGTTGTATGTTGTCTATTGTATATGGAGGTATTCCCCCATATGGTGAAAATGTTACAGAACCTGTTAATTCTGAACATGTACCTGTAATTGCGAAAGTTAATCCTAATGGTTGGTCATCACAAGTTGGAGTACAAACAGACATTGTATTATAAACACCAAAAGTTGATGCAGAGTATGCACTATCAAAACAAATTGTTTCACCTAAAGAAACGCCGGCAATAAAGTTTCCACAACAATCATAATACCTATATACACCGTCCGTTAATCCTGAATAACAAGCCATTAATTACAATTTATATTTATATTTATACCTATATTTAAGTACAGTTTTTTATTTGTGAAGTCGTCATAACAAGTTGAATTACTTATTACTAACGTTTTACCCGCAAAATAATAGTTCAGCCCGTAATTGTACAAATTTTGTAGTTTATTGTCTATTGAATTAATAATTTGACCAACGTTAGGTGTGTCATAATATCCGTGTCCCGTATAAAATAACTCCTGAACTAATATGGTGCTATCTAATCTACAATCAATATACCATTCTGACACAATACTTGTTAAATCACAATTAGATTGAGTATATCCACTTTGACTAAGTACTTTATTTAAAACTTGAGATAAATAAGACTGTGGGCTAAGCAAGTTTAACTCACATCTTAAAGTTTGGTCTATACAATCATACCCAAATAACTGACCGTCAAATGTGCAAGGTACACATTCAACTTGTATAAACTGACAACCTCTTTGTCTTCTCCATACAAATTTTTGTCTATGAAAAATTGAATTTTCCATTTTTTGACCCGTGAGCCACAGTGTAGTGGCAGGAACCAACTGTTCTAATAATCTTTGCCAATAATCACCAATACCCAAAGTGTAATCTATCATTTTTTGATAAGTAAATTGATTAGAAGGTATACCTACTGTTTGTTGCGACTGTAAGTATTTCCAATATATCGATTGAAGTGTAGGGTAACCTCCTGTCTTACCATCAAAAATTGTTTGTCGGTTTCTAACATTAATAAGGTTGGTAAAAAAAGATTGTGCAAATTCAAAAAATGTTTTTTGTTTTGGTTTTGGGTTTACAAAAGTCCAGTCTATTGCTCCTGGATATGGATACGGCGAAGTTAACCCAGTACTTGGAATTGGGTAGTCATATTTAACACACATATCCCAAACATCGTAAACTAACCCCTGACCCATATTGATGTTTAATTCAATATTTTTTGAGTTTATAATTTGTTTGTCATTTGAAATTGTGTAATCAACACCATTAAAGTTTGAATTATTTTTTCTGTTACCTATATCGTCAACAGACCAAGACTTTTGATTGTCATAAATTTTTGTTATTGTATAACCTTCGTTCAAATATGGAAAATTTCTAAATCTATCTAAATATTCTTGACCATATGAAAAAGGTTGTAGTTGTGTTACGACACTCGGTACGTTTTGATTAAGTTGTGAATTTTCTAAATCAACGACTTGTGGCGACCTGTGTTTAGGGTTTGATTCAAACCAACCTGAACCTTTTTGGAAAAAGTAATCATCTGTTTGTGTTGGTGACTTAGGATACCCGTCGTCAGAAATACCATAATCGTTTCTCGATGTTGTTACAGTTTGAACTTCACCGTTTGTAGTAAATCCAGTATATTTCACACCATGTATTAAAAAAGTATTTGTTGGGTCTAATGTAGGTTTTTCGACGTAAACCGTTCCTCCACTAATTTTTGCATAATTTTCTTTAAATTGGTCTACATTAATTTTAGAATCAACCAAATAAACAACTTCATTAAACTCTGTAATTGCTTCAGGAGCCCCAATAAGTCTCATAATATATTCCAAAGATGTTCTTGTGCCTTTGGATTTAAACATATACGCCGAGTTTAGAATAACATTTCTAAAATATTGATAATTTAATTCTGAAGGTGTTTTTTGTTGAGCCTGCCCCGAATAGATTTGGTCATTCGTTGTACTAAATACGGCATCTAATAGTTGGTCATTGTTGATTGGTGATATATTTGTATTTATACCAAGAGTTTGAGCTAAATTGGTTAATAACTGCGATGGTATATCATTTCCAACAATATAATTCACTGAGTTCATGTTTGCCAAAGCGTCAATAAATTTTTTTACCTCGTCAAAACTTCTACCATATATTTGTAGAATTTTTTCCATCTTTTGGTCTTTGGTATCAAAGTCTTTAAAGGAACCTGTTGTTAAAAATCTTGAAATCAAATTGGTTTTGTAATCGTCAAGATTAAGTGCTATTTCACTTAAAGTTGTTAAATAGGTGTCAAAATTTGATGTTACAATATCTAAATTCCATAGACCATCCAAAACCCATGTCACATTTTGCGTCTTTAATGTAAAAATTCCATCTGAATCGTAGTATGGGTACTCAAAAGTTGCAGTATATTTTGGTTGAATGTTTCTATTTAATATAAAATCTTCAACCTCATCAAAATTATCTTGAAAAATTTCAGCAGTTTTTTGTGTGTTTGGTTTTACTATAAATGTGTCTGTTGAAATTGTTTGCCCTGTAAAAGGGTCTCCCTCGACGGTAAATGTAATTGTTCCAGCGGTTAAAGTTGTTGATGGTATAAAATCAACTACAGGGTATTCTGTTGTAAAAGCAGAAAAGTATAAACTAAAATTTTGGTAGTTATTAGTTAAATCACGATATTTCGAAACTTTAATAGGTCTAACTTGAATATTTCTTGCAGCATTTACAGAAAAGTCAATATCAAATGGATTAACTATCCACGGAACATCGACATCAAATGTCGTTAAATTTTCAATAGGGTCAAAAACAATATTTGTAGCGGTGTACCCTGTTGTAAAAGACAAAGTTGTACCTCTTACTTCTAAAGCTGCCGGAAAATAACTAATTATTTTTGTTACGGACGCTGACAATCTTTTTTGAAGTGACCCATACAACGTAAAACTTGTAATTTGCGATATATCAAAATTTGGGTATACTGAAAAGTTTTTTTGTATAATTTTTTTGGTCTGCTCAACATCTTCAATATTTAAATTTTCTAAATTATAAAGTTGTGAAAAAACACCTAAATCAAAATTTCGATTTACCTTTTCGTAAATAGCGGTTGTAAACTGAAAATTACCTTGTGTTAACCCGCCACCGGTTACCAATTGTAGACCAACTATGTTATCAAACGCAGTTAATTTTCCAACAGGTGGTGCAGGCGGATATCTAAATATTTGTTTTGCCATTATTGAATAATATTGGTAAAGTTTTTGCTGTAATCAATGTTATTATTTCTATCTTGTCTAACTTCAAATAGAAGTTCACTATACGTATTTCTAATTTCAAATAAGTTATATTGTTTGTAAATGTTTCCAGCGGTATCGTAAAGTGTGTAAATACCATCTTCAATACTTTTTGTTTGATTACCATAAAGAGCAATTGCTAAAGTATCAATGTCGTATTCTGCCATTTGAATATCAATAGTAATAGGATTAAAAAAAGTATTTGTTACTATAATGTTCTGATTTGGTTGACCTATAAATGGTACTGCGTTTGGTTTATTAGATGGCGATGAAGAAGGTGAAAGAGTACAAAAAATTAAATCAGTTGGGTTATCTACATATCTGTATCTGATTGCCTTTTGTGATGTGTTTACTTGTTCAGTAACAACAGGCTCACAGTAAAATGATGATGTTACTATTCTATAAAAGTTTGGAATTTTTGTTCCGTTGTTGTTTAAATATTCAATTCTAAATCCAACTAAACCTTGGTTAACAAATTTATTTCTGTATTGTGAAGGAACATTATTAATATCAATAATAATACCTTTTACATTAGGTAGTGCAGATAAAACCCCACAGTCAGTTATTGTTGTTCTAATTTGAACAGGTCTAATCATTAAGGTATAAATTCCCAACTTACTAAACTCTGTTGCCGGTAGTTTCAAATTGTACAAACCGCCCAAAATTTCTAAATTATTATTAACACCAGTATCTGTATTATGAAAATATGGTGTTAATATATTTGCCGCATTTAATTTTTTTAATGTAAAATTATTTGTAACGTCCCTTGAAGGTGTATAGTGTAAGATGATTTCAACATCATCGGGTGATACATCAGCGGGTCTTGTTATTCCATATGTGCCAAGTGCCATTTTTTTATTTTATAAATAGTTTATGTCTTTTTTTATGTTTTATTAATTTTAAAATATCCGTAACCATATCTTACCATATCACCAATATTATCAACCTCTCTTAATCTTTGTAATGGTTCAAAAGCACTATATTTGCCTCTTTCAATATAAACATCACTTTGAACTTCAGGGTCCATAACAAAATCTAACAAATATTCATTTTTTGTAATTGCAGAAAACAATAAATCATTTTGGGTAAATCCTGAACTTTGTAGTAGGTACAAAGTTTGTCCGTTAGGAAAGTCATAATAAGTGATGTCATTTATTGTGTAGGAAGTATATCCTGTTGTTATGGAATCTATTTTTCCGTATGGTATTCCGTTTTTTATAAAAGTATAACCAATAGTATATGGGTTAGGACCCCATCTTTTTACATCCGTAAGTTTAGACTTTGTATAACCTGAAACAGGAAAAGGAATTGTTGTGTATGAACTTGATACTTGTGACGATACATTATTTTGTGAATCTCCTGTCGCGATAAAATCGTAACTAATAGGTATACCAGACCAATAACCACCTTGTGGCGTGAAAGTAAAATTACCTTGTAAATTTGTTATTGTTACCCCTGTTAAAGGAAGTTCAATTGGTTTTTCAATTATATTCAACCCCCAACTGTTTTGACCAGAAAAAGTTATGGTATATGCACTTGGTGTTGGAGGGTAACTATGTATCAAAGGTTGGGTTCCAATCTGTTGAATTGGACTACCATCCCCCCAATTTACAAAAAAACTCGATAGGCTTAAAAATGATATTTCTATATCCCCTGAAGTATTATAAAAATTAACATCATAAGGTGTTGATGTACTTGCAGAAAATAAAAAGTTAGAAAACACATCTTTTTGTAATAACAACCCGTCAAACTCACTATAAAAACCAATGTCGTTCATAGTTTGAGTAAGCATAATTGGTATTGTTAATCCTGTTAATAGTGATGTGCCGCCTGTATTTCCGCTTAATATATATGACATACCTGAATATACACCAAATGTTTGTGACCCACTATCACCACTAAAGGTTTCGGTAAAAATATCTTTAGAAATATTTTCAGGCGATACTACAATTGAATATTTTTCAGCTTCCATTATGGGTTTCCGTATTCATACCATTTTATAACATTAACCGAATCACCAACTCTTTGAAGAATGGGTGCTTGGTTTTGTTGTGGGATTTCTTTGTAAACTTGATATTCAAAGTTTGTAAAATCTAACTCAAGTTTATAATAAAAATATTGTGATTTATTAAAATTAAATTTATTTGGTAAAGAAAATGTTGATTGTGGTGCATTCATAAACCTTACAAATTGACCTGTTTTCGCATTAAAAAATTTGGCCGTCATATAAAACTCTGTAATATTTATAAAATCTCTTTCTTTCAACCAATATATAAAAAATCCTTCCTTGTCTGCGCCTGTATAGTCAAGTTTGAATTTTGGTTTTTTGACATTTACTTGTGTTTGATTGTTTAACGGACCCAAAAAACCTACTTTTGTTTGACCTTGCTGTGTGGGTAAAATTACGCTAAAATACGCCTTTTGATTTTCATTTGTTTTAGTATCATAAAAATCTAATTTAAAAAAACTACCTTTGAATGAGTTTGCAAAATAATATAATTCAGAGTCGGTAAAAGTTGCATTAGTATAGTCAACGGCCCAGTTATTAGCTGTTGCTGTGCTAACTGAAACAGTTGGATTTAAAAAATAAAATTCATAATTTATATTCGTAACATTTGGTGTTTGGATATATTCTTTATTTGCAAAACTCGTAGTTTCAAAATCATCAATACCATTTATTAAATCTTGTAAAACATCAGTTTCAAATTGCAATATTCCATCATTTCTACCTTCCATGTCAAAAGTAATTTCAACTGGTATGTCTAAAGTAGTATCTTTGGAAGTTTTACTGAACCTATAATAATTATTATTCACAATTGTCGTTAGTTATTTGTTGGTATTCTTTAGAGAATACGTTGTTATTTCTTTGAATTGGGTATTGTAAAAATATACAATTCAAAAAAGGATAGTGTGCTCCATTAATAAATGGATTATTTACTCCAATGCCATTACTATCAATATACCCATAAGTGTATAAATCCCTCCAATACCATTTGTTATTATATTGACTAAACCAAGAATATTTTGGTATATTGTCTACAGTGTCTTTTGTTCCGTTTTCAATATAGTCACTAAAAGCCCTAATGGGTATTGAATAGTGTGGGTTATATAAATAACCATCAGGATAGTTTTGATTACCTGTTGTTTGAAACAAAATATTGTTAAATGAATATTTGTGAACAGCTTTTGATAATACATACTCTTTTTGTTCGATATAATTATATTCACAAAAATCCCCTAAAATTACGTCTCCTATATTTAATATTTCATTATAATAAAATGTTTGTCCATTTAAAGAATATGACTTTGTTGGTATATTATCTTTATTTAAACTATTACTATGGTTCCACCATGTATCTACTGAATTTTGTAAAAAATTAAAATTCCACCCAACATCTATACCGCTTGGTATTCCATTTTGATTTACAAATGGTTTATTAAACCAACCCATATAACCTCTGTTTATAATTGTTAAAAATAATTCAGTTATTGGTTTTCCATTGTTGTCTATGTAAGCCCCTATTTTAACATCTTTATCAAACGTAAATGAAAAACTTTGTGAATTATTTTTCACAGACACTCTTTGTACTTGATTGGGGGTTAAAGCAGAATATTCTAATTTTTTATTTATGGCAAATGGGTTGTTTTCAAATCCTGCTTTACCAATATTACATTCATCATTATTTTTTACTAATTTATGTAATCTTACATAATAAACTGATTTTGTTTCACCAGAATTTTCAGGTTGGGTTATTCTTTTTAAATTTCCGTAAATACCTGTTTGTATGTCTTGTGCGGGATATTTCAAATCATAAATTGTAAAAACTTTATTTTCTGAATTAATTGTACCGTCCCCTAATGAATAAATTTGAAACATTGTGTTATTGTTAATTGGCTTTGATAATTCAACGTATTGCCCAATTTTCAAGTTATGATTTGTTGCACAATAAAAATAAACCAAATATTTTCCATTTAATTTTCCTGTAGTTATTACGTATGGTATTCCGTCACCAGCCAAAAAACCACTATTGGTTACTCCAAACTTTTCATCAGTGTATGACATTGTTTGTGCAGTTGTACTTGAAAAAGCATAACTAACATAAAAAGACCAATTATATGTTGAAGCGCTTTTTGAAACAAAAGGTACATGTCCTGTTATACCACTAAACCTTTGAATTGAAAATTCGTCAAACTGAGGAGTTCCCTCCCAAAAATTCGAGTTGGTGGAAGCGTTACTAATTGCGTTTGTATAATATAAATTATTTTTAAACGGTGTGTAAGATGTTTTACCAGTAACAGTGTTATCAAATACATTTGTAATTTTACCCGCAATTCTAAATTTATCACTTGCCTGTCTTTCTTTTTGAAAAATATTTTGTTGATTCACTAAAATATTTCGGTCTCCTTCAATAAGTTCTCTTCTATCACCAATCAATGGTGGTTGAATCCAAACGTCTTTATCTGTATTTCCAGCGTACCTTTTGGAACCAATAACAATTCTTATTTCATTTTCGTTACTCATCTTGGTTTAATATATATGCTTTAATGTATCTGTTAACTGCACTTTTACCTTTAATTAAACCAAAATAAAAATGATTAGGCCCCGCAACTACAAATGATTGTGGTGTTCCTGCTGGCCAGTTGGGGTTAGAAAGACCTTGTGGTGTTTGGTTAAAAATGTATCCACGTCTACCTGTTGTTGATGAGTTAAAATACGTGGTGGTTGGCGGATTGAAACTAAAATTTTGATATTTTTGAGTATAAAATCCTCCATTTGATAAAACATCAGTGTTCCAATCATTTGTGTCAGACCCAAATATTGAAGAAGTTGTAGTTACTGACCATTGATAAGTTGGAACTAATTGTGTTTTAGGGTAACCAAAATAATTTGTAAGGTTTGGTGCAAATGTTTGAATACCTGGGCTTAATGTTAATCGATTAATTGTATTTGAACTAAAAAATATTCCCATAAGAGGGTCTCCTGTCCCAATATATAATTCATTATCTGTGTAGTTGTCTTCATCAAACTCTTCGATTCCATATTCAGAATTTATTGAAAACATCTGAGCAACATCTCCGTCGATTCTGTCTTCACTTCTAGAAAACATTTTACCAATTGATGCGTCTCCTAACCCTAAAACTTGACCCCAAAAATTAGAGCTAATAAGTCTTGAAATGATAAATAATTGTAAAATTTCAGAAGTTTCATTGTATGAAGTGCTTTTTAATGTTTCAACCAAATAACCTTCAAAATTAGGATTGGCACATATTTCTTTTGTAAATTCATCTCTTGGCCCCAAATCCATAATTGTTGTTGGAAAAAATAAATTTCTAACATTCATTCCTTTAAAATTTGCGTCTTTCCAATTTTGATTTAGACCATCTTTTTTTCTTGGTTTTTGACCAATAAAATTATTTCCGTCATAAATTGCACTTCTATAAAATAATGAATTTGTAGTTCCTCTTGTGTAAAATATTGGTCCTTGGTAAGGTCTAAGTGTGCTACTTGGACTTCCACAAAATTTATATTTTTTTGGTTGTCCTGCTACGTTGAAAATTGTTTGTTTTTTTAAAGAAAACATATATAAAGTACCATTAACCCAATTGTTTTGAAAAACATGTGAAAAAATTCCTCTACATGCAGCAAACAACATTCTAAATCTTGTTTTCCATTCAAAGAAATATTTAATATCTTTAGGTATTGAAATAAGTAATGGATTGTCTACAAATATATAACAACCACCAGTCATTCTTTTCCCATTAGGATTTTCGCTACATGGATTTTGAACTGTAAAAGATGTTCCTCCACCTTGGTAACATTTCAACACTGTCATATTTTCACAAGAAAGAGAAGATAGTACGGTACTTGATGTTTGACTTGGGGTATCTCCTGTTATATCTTGTGAATTATTTGTTGTGTCATTGGGTCCGTTTACTGTTGGTTGTAAAGATTGAGTTCCTTGTTCATTAACTGTATAAAAAGCAAATTTATCATTCAAAAACAATGAAAAAGAATTGTTACCTGAAGTATCAACCGCGCTAGATGTTGGTAATCTGTCAGACCTGAAAACTATGTTTGAAGAATTAGATACTATTATATTTGTTGTTGCTGTTGTGTGATAAGCCGGTGAATAAACTCTTGTGGTTGTTGTTGATATATTGATAGGTGTTCCAGGGGTTGCAGTTGATGCAATCAATGACCCACCTTCAATGTTTCCTTGTGGACTTAAAGTACCATTTGTCCATTGAAATGCCAATCTGTTGTTACCAACACTTGGTTGTATATTTGAAAAAACCGCAGGTGTTGTTGTAAAATAACCCAAAGTTAATGAATCCGAAGGGTAAGCTTTAAATGACTGTTGAGATTTATCTGTTGAGTTATAAAAATATGGTGCGTTGTTTGTAAACGCGCTAAATAATGTAGTATCAGGTGTAAAACCAAATGGTGGGTGGTATAATACTGCGTTTGTATTATTTAACACCAAATGAGACTCGGGTGTTTTATAATCTGTAAACCAAGCTCCCGCACCTGAGTTTTGTTGTATTGGGATATTAAGATAATAACTTCCTTCAACAACAGGTCCTGACCCTATGTTAAAACCGAAAAGTTTAGATAAATCATATCTTATGTTTTGTTTTTCGGTGTATGGGTCGGTACCTCTTGTTAGAAAAATAATTTCATGATTTAAATAATCATCTAAATATTGAATTGGTGTAACATTATCACATTGTTGAGGTAAAATACCGTAACAAAATCTTTGTGTTTTTTTAAATAAGTATTTGTTTAATAATCCCCCTGTGGTATTTGTCAAACCTGAAAAACTACTAACAGTACCTCCTGTTATTACTTGAAAATATTCAACTCCGGCGGGGTACTTGTAATCTTTACCATCTTCAGAAATATTTAATTTTAAATTTGCAATTTGTGTGGCTCCGTTTTGATTTATGTAATTTACAGGTATTGTGACTAAACTTGATGAATTATAAGGTGTTGTGCCGGTTATTGATGTGGTGTTAAATTGATTAGTATTAGTTATTCCCGTTAAATTCGGGTCATTAATTAAGCTTATATCTTGAAAAGTTAAAAGTTGACCTGCGGGTAATCCTGCAAATGTTCCTCCGTCAACAAATAAAACCAATACACTATCAGTAAATGGTTGCGAGGCGTCTAAAGTCGTTGTGTTAGGTATATTGTTTCTTACTGTTGTTTGAATTAAATTATCACCATCAAAATACGTTCGTCGTAAATTAGCTAAATTTAAAGATTGGGATAATGTAACATCATTTGCCAAATACTTAATACCTCCTTGGCCTAAAAATTCGGCTATCGGTGTTTTTACTAACTTGTCATTATCATTTCCTAAATTTTGAAATTGGTATCCGGCCATTGCTTGAATAATGCCAGTATTAAACGCCGATGGGTCATTTGATGTTGACGACAAAACTGAATTATAAGTAGTAAATGTTGTGGTAGAATTAGTGTCACTTAAAGGACTATTATTTTGGGATGATATTGCTACTTTTGCAGATTGAGCAAATTGACTACCATTTTCATCGGCATTTAAAGATTCATCTGTACACGGACAAGCTTCGCAATCCGGATAAGACAACATTGGTAATGAAATTCTTTTAAATGGGTTATCATTACCTAATGGTTTTAATGTTTGTTTTTTACATCCATCTTTTGGTTTCGCTCCAAATGTAATGCCTTTAATAATTAAACAAATCCCATAAATTACTACATTTATAACCCAAATTAAAAGATTGATTATTATTCGTAAAATAGGATAAATAAAGGCAACAAAATGTAAAATAACTATTAATTGTAAAAAAACGGGTGTAAGTAAAATTAAAAGTAAACTTAGTAAAAAAAATAAAAAGTCAAAGTTTCTTACACCATCATTAACTGGAAATCTGTTTGTGGTTGTAGTGCAAGACCTATTTGTAATTTCTTTTATGCCCAAATGTCTACTTCTATTGTATCCCCATTTCCACCTATCTAAAAAATTTGCAACAGTATAGACTTTATTGAAATAAAATTCATAAAATTTATCGTTGCAGTTGATTGCTTCTGTAATCATTTGTTGACCAATAGTTGTATTTACATCTCCGTAGTCATTCCAATCTAAACTAAATGCGTAAGATTTTAATTGAGCGGTCACATCTGTTGGTGTATTAATATTAGATGTAGTCCACCCCCACTCTTTAACGTTTGGAACTAAATAATCAGCTCGCAAAATATTTGCTTTCATTCCGTCCTCATTCTGATATTGGATTCTAAATCTGTATCTTCCTTTTGTAGGTATACCAATATTTGGGTCTGTCGATAGTACTTGTTCTCCAAATTCGTTTGTTGTTACATAATCCAAATTCATTGGGACATTTACTAACCAAGTGCCATTGTCATCAATTATTTTACCACCTTCAGGTAGTGAATATTGCTCTAATGCCGGTCTACCGTTTAAATCGTAATTTATTGTTTGTCGAATTGCCAATATTCTTCCTTGTCCTGTCACTAAATCACATAAATTACCTGAGTCTTTTTTAGGTTTACAATTTGATTTTAGAAAATCTTCATCGCTAGTGGAAAAAATAGAACCCATAAAAACTGCTTGAGGTGTAATTTCAATTCCTAAATCTCTTAAATCAAAATCAACTCTTGTAATTCCGATGTTACAAATATTTTCTTCTCCCCAAAAAGATGCAACATCTATATCTTTTTTTTGACTTACTATTTGCGGTAATGAATCTAAATCTGTTGATGATTTAAATTTGTCGCCATTAAATTGGTCTGCGGTTCCACGGCCTATTCTTATTAAGTCTGAAGGTCTAAGTGAAAAACAACCAATATTTGATAAATCTAAATCTAATACTGCAGTTTGAATACCTAAAGGAACGCCTATTATCATAAAGTCCCCACTTTCATTAGTTTTTACTGTGTACTTATAATATTTTTCGTAAACTTCTAAAACTTCATTTCTTGTTAAAACATCCTCAGCGTCGGGAAATGTACCTGTCGGACTATGACCTCCGTACTCTTTAACATAAGGTAATAGGTTATATCTATATCCATCTTCGTTTTTTTGGTCAGGTCTTTTATAAGGATATAGTGTGGATATAATTGGGTCATTTTCGTCAATAGCGTCTAACGGAATAAAAATTGATACATTTGCGTTTTGGACACCATATCCGCCATTAACAATAACTCTACCTGCAACAACACCGTAGTCAGCACAAAATCTTGTATAGACATCTTCTTGTCTTAACTTTAATGAAAGTATTTCTAAAAAGTCAAAATCTTGCGTTACGTTAATTCTTAAATTTTGGTCTTTTGTTGGTTGAGCTTTTAGTCTATATGTTTTGGTCATTTACTGTTTTGAAATAAATAGATAATTTAGGTTTTTTATTTAAAACTAATAACCTTAAAAATAAAATAAATGATTTAGTAAAAGTCTACCGTTCTAAGTTGTTTTACTCTGACATTTATATCTCTTGAATCAAATCTAATTTGATATATTTGGTCGGGTTCGGCAAACAAAGTGTCATCAATTAATAAAATTTCTTTGGTATTTGCATCGGCATACCTTTGAGATGTTTCAGATGAAGAATACTGCCCACCTGTTTTATTATATATTTTTAAGTCTGTTAATGTATTAACACCTGAGACGTTTTGTATTAATTTTCTAATATCCGAAACATTTACATTTTGACCTAAATCTCTGTTTTGTGGGTTCATGTAGGTTGATACTTTATCAATAATTTGAGTAATTATTTGACTTTGAGCTGTGTTATTTTCAATTACCACGGATATTTCAAACTCTAAATCTATTACTTTTGCAACATCAATAGATATGTAGTCATTTATCATTCTATACTTAGATAAATAGGTTGCTAAATTTGTTTTGATAGCATTTGGAACTGTTTGTGTCAGATTCCCGTCTGAATCATAAGATAAAATTTGTACAGTAACTTTATTATTGTTTTCTGTAATTGCAACTTTAGCAGGTGCTCCAAATTTACCTGGCATCGTATCAATTAAAGATTTATAGTCATTAACGGTCACTGCCCTTTTTTGGGCGGCAAAGTTAAAACTAACCATATTTCTTACCTCTTCAATTGTTGGTTGGTTTGCTCCTCCCACTGCACTTGTAACATTATTAATTTTTAAGGATTGAACTACACTTTGATTTATTTGTTGTGAAGGTCCGTTTACTGCCAAATTAACTAATCCAACTTGGTTAATTGAGCCAACACCAACATTCGATGCCGTTCCTCCCCCTACTCGATATTGAACAAAAAGTGTTGTGTTAGGAGTAACTGTTAACCCTAATCCAATATTATTTTGATAATTTTGTATTTTTAATGGAGTTCCAAGATTTGCAAATTGTTGAAGTTGTTGATTTGGTGTTGTTGTTGCGGCACCAAATTGTATTTTCATATAACTTTCTGGTGTATATTCTGTTATAAATCTGTTGTCTGTTTTAATGTATTTACCAACTTTAACGCCTGCGTTGTCTATTGGTTTTGTTGTGTCTTCAATAAAAACAGTATCTTCTGCTAATGCATCAACTTCATACCATTTGTTTTGTGACGTTACAAATTCGGCATTTGTTGGAGTTGATTGGTATTGTGTTCCGTCTTTTTGTATAATTGTTGTGACAGACAAAACATTTTTTTCAGGTAAAAAGAAACTATAGAAAGGGACTACACTAGCAGCGTTAACCACTTGTTTGTAAATTTTAGTAACACCATTAACAACAACTTCTCTTTTTGTAATTATATAACTTGTTATTTTGTTGTTTGTGTCAAAAACTGGAATTTTAGTTCTATTATTTACCCCTTCATTATTATACTGTGTAGAAAAATCAATATCATATACAGTTTCAAATGTTTGTCCTCCACCATTAAACTGTGCACCTGCTCTTAAAATACCTAAATATCTTGAGTCTTCATTGTCACCAAATGCAGGAACTTGTATAGAAATTTCTACAAGAGCAACTGAAGGTCTAAATCCAGGTATTTTCAATCCATATGTTCTTGCTATATTAAAAATAGAAGACCTTTGTTGTGCGTATTGTAAGACAGTTTCTTGAATACTTCTATCAATATGAAAATGTAAATTATCTCCAATAGCCGCGTTTAAGTCCATCAAAACTGAAAAAATTGAAGCGTCATTAAAGTTTTGAATTATTTCAGGATAATACTGTTGGGTATAGTTAATTAAGTCATTTCTTAGACTTTCAAAATCCCTACTTGTGTAATTAATTTTTTGAGTTGCCATAATTATATGTTAATTATTATAAATTCTCTTGACCCAAACGAGTTGTTGTCGTCCGTATAATCTATTGTAAGTTTAGCCGTGTATTCTTGAGTTGCTCTACCAGGTATTCTATATATATCACTTGTTCCTAATAACTCCTGATTGATGTCTCCTGGTGCATCATCTGATTGTAAATATGGAACTACTTTGATTTCGTTTATTGTTAAATTTGGTATGTACTTGTCAACTTGTTGTTGTATATCAGATTTGATTCCGTCAAACGTTTCACCGTCCAAAGGGTCAAAAATAAATTCATATATACGTGTTCCAAAATCAGGATTATAATACCTGCTACCTTTTGCAGTTAGTATCAAATGTAAAAGGTCTGCTCGTATTTCATCACCAGCATTTTCAGTTAAATCAAAATAATAAGATTTTGGACTATCCCTAAAGGGAAAATTAACACCATAAGTTCTTCCATCGGCCATATTACATAAATATAATACGCAACATTTTTAGTTAAATAGATATAAATAAAAAACCCTCTTTTTTAGAGAGGGTTTTATAATTTTATTTTATTTATTATTGTCCAGGTGTAAGTAAATACAATAAATTATCATAGGCCGTGTTTAACGCATTACCTTTAGTTATCATATCTGCAGTTAATACATCTTCACATCCTACAGGTGTCTTACCACCAGTAGTTGAAAGTTTTGGGATGCAAGTCATATATAGTTTTCTTGAAGTTGGGTTTTGTCCTGCCATATCAGATTTAATTTGACCAAAACCTCTAATTACATTATTTCTAATTTTTGCTTTGTCATCTGGAAAAACTAAAGGTAAGCTGTACATAAAATAATCTCTAGCACCACCTGTTATATTGTAATCATTTCCTGTTCTACTCAATTTCATTGTAGACCCATAAACCGAATTCATCTTATTTATCCAATTAGTAATTAATGGTTCTAATTTAGAATTATCTTCTTCTTCAATCAAATATTGTTTTGATGTTGCATTTTCATGCATATTTAAGATTCTTCTTTTTTCTTGTTCTGAGATTATAATTTTTTTCATAAATTTTTAATTTAATTATAAATATATAAACGTAGAATAAAAATAACGATTTATTAAAAAAATCAAATTTTTTTTGTTTTACGATGAACATCCAAAACAATCAAAGTCCGAATTAGTTGGTTTTGGTGGAAGATTCATATATGAATAATCTATTTTTGGTTCATTTGGTAAAACTTTATTTTGTTGTATTTTTGATACATCAACCGCCAAATGTTTTGCTCCTGTTGAAATGGCTTTGGTTCTAACATAATAACATAATGTTTTCAAACCTTTTTCCCAAGAGTGAAAGTGTGAAGATGTAATTTTTGACAACGTTGGATTTGACATGTATATATTCATAGACTGTGATTGGTCAATAAATGGTGCTCGTTCTGCGGCCATATCAATTAGTTGTTTTTGTGAAATTTCCCATATTGTTTTATACTTAAGAATTAAATATTCAATACGTTTAACTTTTTTGTTATAATTTTTGTCTTCAGGGTCCAAATAATTATTAAAATTAATGTTTTGAATAGACCCCTCGTTTATAATAATTTCATTTTTTAAATCTTCAGACCAAATTCCAATCTTTTCAAAATCATTTATTAAATATTTGTTAACAATCATAATTTCACCACCCACAACTCTTCTGTTAAATAGTGCAGAATGTGCGGGTTCGGTCATTTCAAATGAACCTGTAATTTTAGCAGAAGATGCAACTGGCATTTGAGCGGTAAATAAAGAATTACATACTCCGTACTTTCCTACATTTTCTTTTAATGTTTTCCAATCCCACATTCCTGATAAATTATCTTCTTTTAAACCCCACATGTCGTATTGAAATACTCCTTTTGACATTGGTGAGTCATTAAAAAATTCATACGGTTTGTATTTATCTTCAATACAAAGTTGGTTACTTTCATAAATTGCTGCGTAATAAATTGTTTCAAAAATTTCTTTGTTTAATTTTTTTGCTTCTTCTGATGTAAAGATATAATCCATCATATAAAATACATCAGCTAACCCTTGAGTTCCAATTGCTATTGCTCTTTGTTCAAGACCTCCTTTCAAACCTTTTTTGGTTGAGTAGTTGTTTACATCTATAACTTTATTTAGTGCTCTAACAACTTTTCTTACTTCGTTAAATAATTTTTCAAAATCAAATCTATTTCCATTAACAAAGTTTTTTAAAACTATCGATGATAATGTACAAATAGCCGTTGTTGTTTCATCGGTATACTGATATATTTCATTACATAAATTTGATTGCTTAATTACTCCAATATTTTGATGATTTGTTTTTTTATTTGCATTGTCTTTTGAACATAAGTAAGGAACCCCTGTTTCTATTTGTGACTCTATAATTTTAGTCCATATAGTTTGTGCAGATACTTTTTTACCTAACTTTAGGTTTACCGCCCTATTATACACTTCTTCGTATTCATTACCATAACATTCTTGTAATGGTTTTAAACCGGCTTTTTTTATGTCGTTAGGACAAAATAAATACCAATCACTATTATTTTTGACAGCTCTCATAAAATTGTCAGGAATCCAAAGAGCCGTAAATAAATCACGAGCTCTTAATTCTTCTGCTCCTGTATTTTTTTTAATATCAAGTAGGTCAAATATATCTTTGTGCCATGGTTCTAAATAAATTGCAGCAGAACCCGGTCGTCTTCCTTGTTGATTGAAAAATCTTAAAGACTCATTTACAATTTTAAGATATTTTAATAACCCGCCGGCAAATCCACCTGAAGATGAAATTCTACTTTCTTTACTTCTAATGTTTGACATTGATAAACCAATTCCGGCAGCATCAGAAGAAAAAGTAGATATATCACTTAAAGTACCTAACAACCCTTGTCTAGAATCAGAATCATTATAGTGTAAAACACAAGATGCTAACTGTGGCGATTTTGTTCCTGAATTTATCATTATAGGGGTTGCTTTTGAAATTAGTTGGTTTGACAACGACTTGTAATATTCAACAGCGTCTTCAAAAGTTTCTGTAACCCAAAGTGCTACCCTCATATACATGTGTTGTGGTCTTTCAATCACTTTACCATTTGGTTTTTTTAACAAATACATTTCTTGTAGTGACCTCCAAGCAAAATAATCAAAGTTGTAATCGTTGTCATGATTAATTACTCCATCAATTAAATTTTCACCATAATTATCAATTTTTTTAATTAATTCATCGTGAATTATTCCGTCCGAATGTAACTCTCTCATTGTTTCACAAAAACTGTCCAACGTTTCTTTATGATATGATGAAATGGCAACAGAAGACGCAAGTCTTGAATAATCGTGATGACTACCTGTATATGATGCAGCAATTTCATATATTAATTTATCTAGCTCTTTTGTTGTTACTTCACCTTCAGTTGGTACTGATGTGATTACTTTAATAAAAATTTCATCAGAGTTAACATTCAATCCTTTTGCCGAACGTTTGACTCTACTATAAATTTTTTGTGGATTAAAAGACGCATTTTCTTCGTCTCTTTTAATAATTTTTAATGACATAATTTATAATTTAAAAATCTTCAGTGAATGTTATAGTTTCGTTTAACTTAGCTTTTTGATATTCCATTGTTCTTGATTCAAAAAAGTTTCCTTTGGTTTCAACTGCAATTTGTTCCATGAATTTAAATGGTTGCTCAACATTAAATTCTTTACTACAACCCATTTTAACCAATAAACCATCAACAACAAACTCTAAGTATTGTTTCATAAGATTAGAATTCATACCAATTAAAGACACTGGAAGAGATTCAGTAATAAATTCTTTTTCAATTTCTAAAGCTGAAAGTAAAATTTCTTTAATACGTTTTTCTGATGGTTTTTCTTCCAAGTGGTTATTTAATAAATGAATTGCAAAATCACAATGTAAATTTTCATCTTTAAAAATAAGTGAATTGGCATTACACAATCCTTGCATAATACCTCTTGATTTCATCCAAAAAATAGAACAAAATGAACCTGAAAAAAATATACCTTCAACAGCCGCAAATGCAACTAATCTTTCTGCAAATGACGCGTTTTCAATCCATTCTAATGCCCATTTAGCTTTGTTTTGTACGGCAGGTAGTCTATCAATCGCATTAAAACATTCATCTTTTTCTTTTGAATTACTAATGTATGTGTCAATTAATAGTGAATACATAAGTGAATGAATGTTTTCCATTGCAAGTTGGAATCCATAGAAAAATTTTGCTTCAGGGTATTGGACTTCTCTATAAAAGTTTTCTGCCAAATTTTCATTTACAATACCGTCTGACGCTGCAAAAAATGACAGCACATTTTTAATAAAGAATTTTTCATTTTCTGTTAAATTTTCCCAATCTCTAATGTCGTTTGTTAAATCGACTTCTTCTGCAGTCCAAAATGCAGCTTGGTGTTGTTTGTAAAATTCCCATATATCGTTATGTTCAATAGGGAAGATAACGAACCGACCAGGATTTTCTGTTAATATTTTTTCCATAATTTTTAATTAATTTAAGATTGTTGTTCTTTTTGCTTTTTCTTTTCTAAAAGCTCCTTTATTCTATTTTTATTTCTTTCTTCTTTTTGTTCTTCTAAACCTAAGAAAGTCATGCTTTGTTCTGTATCTATTTCTAACATTCCATTGTTAAACTTACAATTTTCAAAAACAACACCGTCTTTACCAATTCTTGATTTAGTAATTGCGATTGTTGCCAAATTCATTTCTTTTTGTTGTAGACTCTTTGCAACAGTGATGATAACATGACCTACTTGAGCTTTTTTTATGGACCCTCCCATTTGGTCTGTTGTAACCACATCTGATGAAATAGAGTTACGATTTCCTTGAGTTGCAGTCCATCCTACAATGTCCAACTCATGACACATGGCCTCAAATCCTCTCATTACTGACCCCTCACTTTTCCATTCATCGCCCAACATTTTGTCAGGAACAACACAGTCAATGTAATCTAAAATAATCATATCAATTCTATTTCCTTCAGCCATCATTTTTCTAACTTGATTTTTGATTTGATTCATAGTCACAGTATCCGAAGGTAGTTTTTTAATAATTAACTTATTTTTCATAGTTTCTTTAATTTGTTTTACCTTCGCCATGACTTCTTCTTTTTTTTCAGACATATCATCAGGATGAATTCCTGTCCAAAGTGTAAAATGTTTTCTTTGTATAATTTTTGGATTGTCTTCAAAAAATATTTGAAGAACATTATACCCCAAGTTGAATGCGTGGTTTGCAATTTTTGTGGTAAAAGTTGATTTACCAACACCTGTTGGGGCCAAAATAACACCAATTTCACCCTTAGCTAATCCTCCTTTCAACAGATTGTCAATACCAGAAACACCAATTGGTATTGGGTGTCTATAGTCTTCGTTTAGCACTTCGTCAAGGTTGAAGAAAATGTCACTTGTTCCCTTATCCAACTCACCAACTTGTAGCGCTCCTCTTACCATTTCTTCCAAATGGTCATAGCTTTCAAAATCACCCTTATCGATAATTGATTGAGCTTTGGTCATAACTTTTTGTAATTCTTGTTGTTTACAAAATTTTAATGACTTTTCTTGAACAAATAATGAAGCATCATCAGACACATCTTTTACTTGTTGCAATGTGTCCAAAACACTTTTTTGAGCCATTGGAGAAGTTATTTCTGACTTTGTTAGTTGTTCTATTGTATCAAATGTTGGAGTATGTTCATATTTTGAATAGAATTCTTTAATCATTTGACAAATGATACGAAAATATTGGTTGTCAAAATAGTGCGGGTCAATAACTTCAAGAATAGAATTTGAAAAATCCTTATATAAAATAATATTGTTTAATAATTGAATTTGAAAAGTATTTCCTAAATATCCGAAGTTTTTTTTGTCTGACATAATCTGTATTTTTTTTGTTTCTATATGATAAATATGATTAAGCCAACGAATAATTGAGGTAGTTATAAGATAAATTTTTAGCTGAAAAAATGTCAGTTAAGTCTTTTAATGTTGTTTTTATTGTTGGTCGTACATCCAGGGTATATCTAGCCTTTGGCGGGTATACTTTAGCATCAATAATTCTATGACAAATTGTCTCATTTCCAATTCGAATAATTAAATTAAATACTTCTGGTCCGTCAGTATTTGAAGTATCTAAAATAGTTGGGTCTTCTTCAATTTGAAATTGATTTTCCAACATATAGAATACTGATTTGTTTCTTAGTTTTGTTTTTAAATCTTCTGACAATGATTTCATGTAATTAAATAACTCAACACTATTTTTAGCCTTTTGGTTAATGTTTCTTACATTGAAGAATCGTTGTACTACAAAGTTGTCATTCAATGTAATTAGAAATTCTACTTTAGTAATTTCCTGATTTTCTTTCATAATTTTAATTTTTTGTTTTAAATTTTGTTTTTTCTTTTCTTGTTAACTTTAAAAATGGTTTTAAAAAATAAATCCAATTATCATTTATTTTTGGTAGGTATTTAAATAATCCATCTTCCATCATCATACGAATTAGGTTTTTGTATCCCCTACCATCAGGGTCCAATGATTCTGAATAGTACGTATTGACTAAATCCTTACCTTCTTGATTTATTAGTGGTTCACTTAAATCAATTAGTCTTTTATTAATAACATAAAATTCATCGCCAAATACCCCTTCTTTTGTTTTACCAGACAAAAGATTTTGTAATGATTTGTTGTCTTTATTTTCTTTAAGTAATTCTTCCCCTTTTGACAAAATATCAGATAATTTAACTTCTTTTTCAAGTAGTTCAGGAAAAAACTTAATTAAAGTTTTTTCTCCCAAATAAAAAATACCGTCTATATTATCGGATGAATCACCTGTAAAGATTTTAATAGTTTTGACATTATAATGGGGAACTTCAAAATCGCTCATTTTAATGGTGTCCCCCATCTTATAATATCTTTTTGTGGATGGTGAATAGATAGAAACTTTTATAGATATAAGTTGTGTAAGGTCTCTATCGCTTGAGAAAATTGTTTTATCCTCGTCTTCAGAAATTTGACAGTAATACGCAATTAAATCATCCGCTTCTGAATTTTCAACTTCAAGCTGTCTAACAAACATCTCTTCAAGATATTGTTTAACTCGTTGTTTTTGTTCTTCGTAAGAATCTTGTTTAAACTCATTAGAAAGGTCTCTACGATTCAATTTATACTTTGGGTATATTATCCTTCTCTGCGAAGAGTTTGTGTCGCTATCCCAAAATACTACAACTTTATTATAGTTGTTTTCATCTAAAAACTTTCTTAAAGTATTTAAAAAATGCCAAATAGCCCCAATATGTTTTTCTTTGTAAAAATAATCCTTTACCCCATGAAAACCAATTTTCATCAAATTGTTCCCATCAACCAATAAGGTTTTTGTCACTTTTTTTGTTTTTAATTGTTACTACTCTACTTCTTCTTTTTCTGCTTTCAAATCAAATTCACCATCAACTCCGATTATTTCCTTCCAATATTCAGCGTAATCTTTTTTATATTGTTCTATCGATGCCTTTTCTTCGGAAGCTTCTTTTCCTGGTAAGAACCCGTGTGGTGTTACAATAATCTTTCCGTCTTCAAAACCAAGTCCGTTGATGTGATTTTTCATAACAGAAACTTTTGTTCTTGATGCAAACTTTACAGTTCTTTTATCTTTAGTTGCTGTAATTTTTGTAGTGCCGGCACCTTTTTGGTTTCCAAACAAGAATACTAATGATGAGTTTAACCAAATTGCTTCACCGCCTTTTGCTTTAATTTTTGGCTGTCCAAATGGATTATCAGGTAATTCAACCCAAGGTTGGTTGACAACAATTAGTGTGTTTTCATATTTAGAGTCTGCTTTACGTGAGCCTGAAATACGTTGATTAATTCCCATTCCAATTTTATCGGCTAAAACACTTGCGTTGTGCTGTTTTCCTCCTTTACCTTCGTAAGTCATTTTACAAGGAACAGAACCGACTGAGTCCCACATAATACATAATGAATAATCTAAATCACCCTTTTCTTGAGCGTCTAGTAAATCATTAATGTAGTCTGTGATTTGTTCAATATAATCAAAGTTATTATTGAATATATAAAATCCGTCCCATTCTAATTCTCCGGTTTCTGTGTCAACAACCTCTTCACATTCGAACCCCATAAGCTTAGCATGTTCAAAGGACCATTTTTGCTCTGTAATGATGAACACAGGTAAAATACCTTTTTTTTGAGCGTCAACAGCGGTCTTAACTAATGCTGTTGTTTTACCTGTATCTGAATGACCTAAAAACATATTGATGTGACCCATAGCTGGGCCAGGTAACCCGACAGCGTCTAAAAAAGGTTCTCCAAGGTCAAAAAACCTTTGTGGTTTGTATTTTGCTGAAGTTGAAAACTTTTTTTTCAAAGCCCCAAAGTCATTTTTTTTAATTGCCATTTAATTCATAAATTTTAAAATTTTTAATTGTTTCCAATTTGTCTTTTGCATTTGTTAGTTTCTCAACTAAAATATCCATTTCTTCTGTATGTTGTGGATGTTCACCAATACCAACAGGGTTTGAAAAATAAATATAAAGTCTTGCTTCTGCGTCTGATATTTCCGCCTCGTATTTTTTTACTAAAGCATCTTTTAATTTTTCTGTAATAATTGAATTCATTTTTTTTATTTGTTTTGTTTATAAAAAAACATGGATACAATACGTATGAAAGTATCCATGTTTAATCCAAATTAGAATGGTAAATCTTCTGATGGTTCTTCGTCCGCCTGTGGGTCAATAACTGAATTGATTTCTTGTTTTGCACCTCCAAGTGATACTTCAGCTTCTTCTCCGTAAATATACTTTTTAAGTTCAGATGACCAAATTGGTGTTTCGCCAACTGCAACCGCTTCTAAATATTCTACTGGTTTTTTTGAATACACATCACTCCATGTAAGTTCATCTTGTATCCACCCTTCCATAATTTCTTTATCTTTGTGTAAAACTTGAGGGTCATCATACATGATTGTTTGAATAACAGTATACTCTTTACCTTGTGGTGTTTTAGCTCTTGTTAGTTCAATAATTAAATCACGACCTTTTTCTGCGTCAGTTACATCGCCTTTAGCTTTCCAAATAGGAAGAATTTTATCCAAAACGCCTTCTTGTTTGTAGTTGTGTTTGAATCGCCAAAACTTAACGCCATCTTGTTCATTGTCTCGGTCAATAACTTTTACAATATAGAACAAACGTGAACGATATTGTGATGCCAACTCTTTGTCTTCTTTTTTTCCTGTTGAAATTAGTTCGTTATAAACTTCAGTCAAAGGTGAACGTTCGTTGTCATTTTTTTCAGGGTCATACAACTTAACCCACTGTCCGTTAACTTGGATTTCATGATACCAAACTTCAACAAATGGTGATGAACCATCTTTTGTAGGTAAGATACGAATTCTTCGTGATGCAGATTTTTCATTCTTTTGAAGAATTGCAGAAAAATACTTTTTTAATCTGTCTTCTTGAGAAATGTTTGTTTTTGTGTTGTTGCTCGATGTTGAATTTTTTTCGTACTGAGCTAGTACTGAATCTAATACTGAATTTGCCATAAATAATTTTTTAGTTTTTACTCTTTTATCTATGAAAAATATAAGTGAAGTTTTGTTTTTGTCAAATAAAAAAGGGAAGATAATTCTTCCCTCAAAAATATAATTATGAAAAGTTATCAATAAGTATTTTCATCTTCATCTTGGTCAAAAATACCAAATGTTTTTTTAACTTCATTTGGTGAATAGTTTTCAACCTCATCTGATGTTAGAATATATTCTTCTTTACCTTGTTTTTCAAAGTCTTCTTTTTTATCTTCAAAATAATCTGTTAATTTTTGGTTATAAGGATAAGAATCAAGTGAACGTAACATCAATTTTTCTTCAGGAGACTTTGGTCTACTTTTTTCTACTTTATTTTCAATTGAATTTATTTTTGCCATTATTTGGTCCATTTGATTTAATTTTGTTTCTAAATCATTTAATTTAGAAAACATACTATCCATGAACTCTTCTTGTTTGGTTTTAATTTCTTCTTGAGTTGTTACTAAATCTGTAATATCTAATTCTTCGGTTCCTTCTCCTTCTTCATCTTTTTTTGTATCAACTTCTTCAACATCAGGGTCAGAATCAACGTCTACAGGTTCTGGTATTGCATCGGCTCCTCCTGTGTCTGCTTTTCCTGCATCGGGGGATGGCGGTGTTCCTGCTCCTGCATCGGGAGCTGGTGGTGCCCCTGCTCCTGCATCGGGAGCTGGTGGTGCACCTGCTCCTGCATCGGGAGCTGGTGGTGGAACTTCTTGTTCATTAATATATTTTGTTATTTGGTTAAAACGTTTTAACTCTTCTAAAATTTGTTTTTCTATACTCATTTTTCTATCCGTTTAATAATGTTTTAACTCCTTGTGGTGTCTCAACTTTTAGTGTTCTGTTTGTTTTTATGGTATTATCAACTCTTTCAATTAGACCGTCTTTCATTCTAATTGTATAACAATCGCCAGTGTCTAAATCACAAACTTCTTGATACCCATTACCTTTATCTTTTTGTGTAATTTTAGTATCTTTTCTAAGATAATTATCTAATAACATTTTTATTTCCATAGTTTTTTTTTATATAAATATTATGTTATGGGAAAAATATACCATAACTATTTTTAAATAAGCCAAAATATCTATTATAAATATCTTTTATATCTGGGAAAGACGAATTAACTTTATCATTTTTTCTAGTTATGAAATCATTTGTTGTACTTGGTAAGGTTGTATATAAACCTACCCCACCACCAGAGCTAACAAATCTTCCTTCGAACCAAAATAATGTGAATACAGTGTATGCGTCTGCATATTTTTCAGCGTCTGTAGTATTTGTGCTATAATTTTGTAATTGTTCTATTATAGGTAAAAAACTTTTTACTTGAGCGTGCACAAACTGTGTTGGTACTGCAAAATCTGAAAAAGATGCAAAAGGTCTTGATGATGTATCATTTTCTAATGCGGTTGTTAAACAAACTTGTTGGGTTATAAGAGCGTTCAAATCTGCAGTATAGTTATTAGATGTGGATATTTCATACAAATTATAATTTGGTGGGTTGCAAACTACTTGGTCAACTTTATTATTTATTCTAGAAAACGCAATACCAAAATAAAGAGGTCTTAGTTTTTCTTCGGTTGTTGGAATGTTTGTTGTTAGTAAAGTTTTTAAGTCTTCAACACTTATTGGTGTTATATTAATTGATACAAATGGTGTTGTTGTAAACGTTGTACTCGATAGGCAAATATTTTCAGGACTCTGTAAAGCTCCGGGTTGTACTGTACCTTGTTGTGTGTTTACATTTGTGATTGGTTCGGTTGTCTTAAATTCTTTTAAAATTAATTCTTTATATGCGTTTACATAATTTTGATTAATTGTGTCTAATAAACTATTTGGTTGTGGTAAACTATATCTTGATATTCTTGGCCCTGAAAAACTTGTGGAAAAACTAGTTTTAGAAATATTGTGTTTGACAGACAAAACCATGTACGGACCATAAAATAGTGGCACATGTCTTAAATTAAAGTACATAGTTGGTTGAATCATGGCGTTACCCATCATATCTACTTTAACATTATAACTTCTACTTTTGTAAATACTATAAAGTGAAACAGATTGTTGAGCAACTTTGTCTCCTGACACAGAAGCGCCTAATTGTGCATAAATTTTATTTGATTCCGCAGTGTTTTTCTTTTCAGACATATCTATTTCAACACTTTTAAAGATACTTTGGTTTTGGGTTCCATAATCAACGCTAAAACCTACTACTCTATTTTTTTTAGAATAGTCTTCTTCGGGATTAGACGGTACTCTTAATGGGTTGTCTGAAGATTTTCTTATGTCAAATGTATCACTTGCAAATTTTGAAAACGACGAGTTGTTGCTAACAAACTCTGATGGTTTACCAGTATAAAGTAATAAAAATTTTGGAGTTGCTTTTAAATAATCAACATCTAAAAATGTTCCAAACAATGTTTCAGTCGCATCCACAGGTAATGGTGTACTTTTTGCCACCGCCTGCTGTATACCGTAAAAATTAACGTATGCCGGTAAAGCAAAGAAAACCATATTATTTTCAGAACATATTTTAGATATTAGTGACAAATAATTTTGGTTGTCGTTTGATTTGAAGTAACCTTTAATTTTTTCTAAGTCGATTGTAAACTCATCTCCAATATCTCTACCGGCCTTATCTTGAAATAAAAAATCTTCAAATATTGTTTTATTTAAAAAATCAGTCCCCGAAATCCATTTATCATTCATTGTTTTTAGAATGGAATATTGTTCTAACTTTCCAACATTTCCTGAAGTTGCATTTTTGATAGGTGTTGTATTTGTTGTTATTGTAGGTAAGTCTGCATTTAATTTATTGAAGGTTTGTGTTAAATTTTCAGCATTAAAATTCTGTTGTTGTAATAAAAAATTATTAATCGCTTGTTGGAATTTTAATTTATTTAAGGTTGTGTCATCAGCTTTCTGTTTTGCAAATAATCTGATTAATGGAAATAATGCTTCAACATTTGATTTTGTAAATTCAATATCCATTCCATTGTTTGTTGTAAAAAAATCTGTAATTACACTTCCTGAGTCTGTATATTTAAATGGTGTTTGGTTAAAAACTCCAACATATTTTCTAAGGGAGTTCCATGCGTCTATGTTGTTGGCAATACTTGTTGCTAATGTAGGCGAACCGATTGTCCCATCACCTGGTAATGAACCAGGAATATATGGGTTAAGTGTCAAAGGGTTCAAAGGTTGAAATGTTGGATTATTAGTTATATAATT